GCGGAGTTCCCACGCCATCGGGGTAGCGCCGAGGCCCACCGATCAGTAGCACTCCCCACCCACCAGCCAGAGGTCCGGTGCCGGAGTTGAACGCTGCGTAGCCCTTGTTGAGCAGGTAGGACTGGACCATCTGCGCCGAGACGGTCGGGGTCTGACCGCCCGATTGGTTGCTCGCCTGTAGCGAACCGGCGAGGTTGCGCGTGTAGGTCCCCGAGTTCGCCGCGATGGAACTGCCAGCGTTGGCCGCGATGGTCGCCACGGTGGACGACGAGATGCCCGTGATCTTTGCGTCGGCGTAGGTGCCTCCGGTGATGCCCGGTCCCGTGATGGTGATGTTGCCACCGTCAGTCAGGTAGAACGAACCGGCGCTGAGGGTCAAGGTGTAGGGACCCGTACCCGTAATTGTTCCGGTGACGGTTCCACTCGGGCCTTGCTTGGAGTAGTCGTTGAGGTCCATGTGAGGAACCACGAGAAGCCCAGGCTTGGCTTGGTAGGTGACGGTGACGGTCACGCCGGAGCCTGCCGCTGGGGGGTTCGCAATCGTGACCTGCGTGGGGCTGATGTATGACGCGATGGTGGAGTTGGTGGTGATGCCGGTTCCCGAGACGTAGGAGCCAATGTCCGAGGGGTCAAATGCCGCAGACGTTGAGGTGCATAGTCCGCTGGTGGCGAGGGTGCAGTTCGCCACGGTGCGCGTGGGGGGACCGTTTAACCATTGGTAGGACGAGCGCACGATGCGGTCCACCGCTGCCTCGGAAGCGTTGACGGTCGGCAGGTTGGTGGTGTACGTGTTCGGGCCGGAGTTCGAGATCGTGCCGGTAATCGTCGCGGTGGTGTTGGAGAGAATCGCAGTTATCGTCGCTGAGCCGGTGATGCCCGTTCCGGTGATGGTCGTTCCCACGTCGCTTGGTAAGAACACCGAGGTCGTGGTCATTGTCCCCGTCGAACCCGAGACTCCCGAGATCGTGCCGGTGAAGGTCATCAGGTTCCCACCGAGCAACCCAGCGGTGACCGCGCCGGAGATTCCCATGTTGTGAACGTGGATACCGTTCGGGTCGTTCACGAGGTCAAAGCCAGTGACGTAGCACTGGGCTGAGGCAGGGCCGCTGACCTTGAACAACTGGCCCGGAAGCGGAGCGATGACGTAGCCCACAATGATGTTGCCGCTGTTGGAGTAGGCCAACGGTTGCGTGCCGCCTGCCTTGTTCATCATCGTGGCGAGTCGGGCGTAGGTGTTGGGACCTGCGGAGTTTGAGAGCGTCCCTGAGATGGTGGCGGTCGTGGAGCTCAGGATTGCCGTGATGGTCGCTGTCCCCGTGATGCCCGTCCCACTCAAAGTGGTCTGGTTGATGTCGGTCGGTAGGAACTGACCTGAGGTGAGCGTGAGGGTTCCGGTGGAACCCGAGACGCCTGAGATGCCCCCAGAGAGTGTGCCGACTTGAACGGTCGGGAGAACCGACGAGTTGCCGTCGTAGGTGATGATGCCGACGTACTGCGTGGTCGGGAAAAAGTTGGTGTTCCAACCAGCACTCATGATGGTCTGGTTCAACTGGACGTACTGACCCGACGTGAGGACGTAGCAAAAGCCCTGAGGACCGGCGTAGTTGCTGGTGGAGTTGGACGACGCGAAACGAGGGTCGTTGCAGAACACGAAGCCTTCGCCGGGGTCGAGGTTGGTGAGCGAACCGAGCAGAGTACGGAGTTGTCCGCACCAACCGAGGTAGTTGTCGGACTGCGTGTAGGGAACGCCGTTGGGCGAGATGATGATGGAACCGGCGTAGGACACGGGGTTAGACGGCCAGTCGCCCGACGAGCCGACTCCACGACCGACTGAGTTGGACAGCACCACAATGTCGTAGCGCGAACGGGTGTAGGTCCCTCGCGCTGCACGAGCGACACGAAGTCCGGCAGGGTTGGTCAGGAAGTTCTTGAGGCGCAGGTTATCCGCTGTCGTTGCAAAGGCCGTGGTTGCAATCTGCGTGGTGTTAGTTCCAGCAGCAGCGGTCGGCGCAACGGGGGTTCCGGTCAGAGTCGGAGACGCCAAGGGAGCAAGTAACGCTTCGGCAGCCAGCGCACGAGTCTTCTCCACTCCCACGGCTGAATCTGCGTAGGCGGTGGTGGAGAGTTTGGTGGAGTTGTCAAGTGCCGTGGCAGTCGGCGCGGTCGGCGTTCCGGTCAGCGCAGGGCTAGCCAGCGGCGCTTTGAGCGCGAGGTCCGAGGTCAGGTTGGTGACGGCGGATTCAGGGATACCGTTAATGGCGACGGAGGCTGAGGCGGTCAGACGGCCTTTGGCGTCAACGGTGTGCGTGGCGACGTGCGACGAGTCTCCGTAGGAACCAGCCGTGACAGCGGTGGCTGCGAGAGTGGGGTTGGGGTATGAACCCGTTAAGTCCCCACCAGCCGAGCCGTTGGGCGGAAGTGCTGTCGGGATTTGGCCGAACGCAGCAGCGTCGTTGGAACTCACTCCGTTGGCAAGTCCGGTGATTTTGGAGCCAGCCATCGCAATCGGGCCGGACATTGTTCCACCAGCAGTCGGGAGAAACTGAGCCAATAGACCCGACAAAGGGTACGAGTCGCTGATGACGTACCAGATGCCTGAGGAATACAACAGCACGACTGATTCACTGAGCGCAGATACCGTCAGAGTAGTGGGACCGTCAACGTAGTTGAACACGTCACCAGAACCACAGAGAACGCTGATGGAGTGAGAACTGGCGGTGTTGACCATTGACACGCCGATAGCAGTTCCGGCGACTGGAGCAGTCGGGAGCTGGACGTGGAACGACCCACTTGTGGCGTCACAGGGAACGTAGTCAGACGGTTGCGCGTTGTAGTTGGCGTACTTGGTCGTCGTGGGAATCAACGTCAACGGTCCACCGCCACCGCCGATGATGTTGATGATCTCTTTTTGCATCTGAAGCAATAGACCGGCTTCGACGCAGGGGTAGCAGTTCAGCGGTGAGGGGGGTGAACTCTGCGCTGGGTGAGTCTGAATGATGGAGCCTTCAGCAGCGCGTCCGTTGAGAGTTCCGTCGGTCCATACGGTCACGACTCCGGTGGAAAGATTGACCGCCGAGCAACGGATCTTTTCTTCCGTCTCGGTTCCGGCGTCCAAGATGACCATGAACGGGCCGGTCGTGCCTAGGGGGTTGCCGGTCGGTTGCAGAGTTGTGGGGTCCAACTCCTGCCAACTCGCGGTGTCATCAAGCGTGAAGGTCTGTCCGGGCGAATAGGTGTTATTCAGCCCTGAGACGCACCACGTTTTATACGCAGCCCCAGCGATGGAACGAAGGGTGCTGATGGAAGGAACTGACATCAGACAGTCTCCGTGCTAGTAGGGGTTAGTCGTCTCCGCGAAAAATGGGCTGGGCTTTGGTCCCGTCTGGTACGGGGGGAGATTCTTTGCCGAGGGTGTGCTGGGATTCGGGGTAGCCGTCACGCCACGTTCCGATGCCCTTGGCGCTGTAGTCGGGGAAGGACTGCTTGACTCCGGCCTTCAAGTTTTCCTCGGTGTTGTCGTCGTGCATCAGGTTTCGGTCGGCGGCTTTCATCAGTTCTCCTGCATCCCGAGGGGCATCTTTATGTTGTTGGCGCTGCGCGAGGGCTTGCCGTGAATGTCGGTGATGTTCTTTAACTCCAGGGGCAGGTCACGCTCCCTGCCGGTGTTGACTTCCACGCCCATCTGCTCGAAGTAACGATCCGCCGAGTCGTCCGCGCCGAGATGCATGGCGTGGTCCTTCAGGTTCTTCGTGCCGTCGAGTTCGTCCTTAGTGGCCGGACGCTGGCCTTCTAGGGGGTACGCCATCAGATGCTCCGCTTCATGTCAGTAGAACCGTCCTGATTGCCCCACGCGATTGTTGATTTCACTTCGGGCATATCTTTCATGTCGTGCATGGAACGCTCCAAGTGGATTGCTCCGTCTTGGTTTCCAACAGCGACGATGGAAGGGTCCATCTTGGCGTTGTTCTCTCGCGCTTTGGCGGCGCGGTCGTAGATCGGTTCGGGGCTGGTGTTCGGGCCTTGCGCGTCGGACAGGTCGCGCTTCTCACCAAGTCCGCTGGGATACGGGTTAGCCATTGTGCTGCTCCTTTAGAGCTTCGTGTTCGGCTTTGAGTGCTTCGTGGGCCGCGATCAGTTCTTCGTGTTCGCGGTTGAGCAACGCTTGGTACTCGTCCTCGTTGAGTTCGCGTTGTTCCTTGCGGACCTGAAGGCCGCCCACTGTGGTGAGTTCCCCACAACTGAGACAGTTGTATTTGTCAAAGCCCGTTTGGACTTCGGGACTACCACAGTGGGCGCAGCGCATCAGGTTCTCCTACTTACTTGGTGACGATCACTCGTCGATCGGTCCGACTTCAGGGTCGATGTAGGACAGGCTTGACTTGGACAGGACCGCACGCAGGGCTGGGGCGCGGAATCCGCCGTAGCCCAAGAGTGCCTTCCAACCCACCGGCTGGAACCGGCGCAGGGTGTCAATGACCGGACCCATGACGACAGTCGGCATTTCGCCGTAGCCGTTGGACGCGGCGTACGCCTTCGCCAAGGACTGACGACCGACCGTCAGCGACATGAACACGTCGTAGGCAATGCCTGACGCGATCTGGTCTGCTGGGACCGTACCGGCCACCGTCGCGGTTCCTGAACCACTGACCGTTCCCGAAGACGAGATGGTGATGGTTCCGGTTCCGGTGTTGGCGTTGACCGTGGCAACCGTTGCCGTACCTGCTGACAACGTGGCAGTTCCCATCGTCAACGCCTGACCAACAGTCGGGGGCAGGCCCGCCGTGAAGGTGAAGTTGAGCGAGGAAGCAGTCAAGTTGACAGTCGTGGTGGAGTTCGGGAACACCGGCGCACGAGGGGTTTCAATGAAGCGGAAGCCTTCGAACGCGCCCATCTCACCTGACCAGATGTTCTCCGGCGTGGTGTAGATCTGGGGCAGACGCCAGCCAGCGGTTCCGGTGTCCTGCTGGATGTCGTACACAACGTCGGGGTGAACGAAGGCGACGTAGAAGCCACCCTCGAACGGAACGACGTTGGACGAACGCAGACGGGCACGCTGCTTGGCGAAGTCTCCACCAACAGCCGTGGTCGGCGTGCCAGAGAACGAGCCAGGGGTTCCGGCAGTCCACACGAGGGTTCCCGACGCCGAGTTGCCCCAATACTGAGGACCGTTGGCGAGAACCGCGTCACGCAAGGTGTTACGGGCAACCGAGTCAATGGAAGCGCCCGCGTTGTAGCCGATGTTGTTGGCGACAATCGGGTCAATTTCCACGAACGATTCCGCACGCAGCTTGGCAGTCGTGGTGGCGACGTTGCCGTATTCACCGAGGGTGACGGTGATGGTGGAGTCGGACAGGGCCACGGGGGTCAGGTCGGTCGTTTCCGAGATGGTGCTGGTAGCCAGAGCCATGTCGTTCATGATCGTGAACTGAACCGATGAGCCGGGGTACGACTGGTAGTTCGGCTTCACGTCCGCAACCGAGTCGAAGAACAACTCCGGTCGGAGAGGGAAATAGGCCATCTGCTCGAAGGCCTTTTGCGTGAAGTCGAGGCTGGAGACCTGAGTCAAAGCCATGAGGAAAATCCTTTCGGGACTTGCTCTCAGGCCGATTTGACCTGAGTTTTACTGGACCTGTCCCCCGTAGACAACACCGGGGATAATGCCCTTTTCTGCAACTTCTCGAACGATCTCCATGACTTCTTCTTGGCTCTGCGCTTTCGCCATTCGTGCGTAGGCATCGGCAACTGGGTCAACTGATTGACCGGCTGACGATCCAACTGCACCTTGCAACTGGCGCAACTGCTCAAGATTCGGGTCCACCGTCGGGGCGCTCTGAACTGGAGTGGTCTGCGTGTCCTGAGTACCGCCCAGATTCAGGCCGTACTGAGAAACAATCGCGTCAACCTTTTCCTTGGTCGGCTCGCCGTCGATCAACTTTCTGACGAGTTCGCCTTGGCCGGTTTCGGGGATTCCCAAGCGGTCAAAGGCTCGGGCCGTTTCGACCTGCGCCAGTTTCGCTTCTGACTCCGCCAATTTTGCCTTGACTGCATTGGCCTCTTTGAGTTGGTCCCTAATCCCTTCGGACTTGATGACATCTTCAACCGAGACTTCATTGCCGTTTTCGTCAAACAGTGGTGACATGGAAATCGCTCCAATTCATGTACGCGCAAACGCAGCGGAGGCTACGAAGCGGAAAGGTGAGGTACTGCCTAGCAATTTGTACGCACGCAGGTCGCTGTGCTGCGCGGAACTTCGCGGGGCCTTAGTAGCTCACCCGTTGATTGGATACTAGCGACTTGCCAACAACGATGCAAGCACCTAACTGGTAGCGCCGCCGACGCCGGTTACGCCTTTTGCGGTTTGGTCGTACCCTCCACCTTCGGTGTCAATGCCCGCGCGTGCGGAAGCGGCTTTGTCCAAGGCTTGCTGCGCTCCAACTTGAGTGGTTCCCCCGAACCCTGCGATCTGACTGCCGATGAGTTGGTGAAGATCGACTCCGGGAAGATTCGCCCCCGGAGCGCCGGAGCCTTCTAGCCCGACGTTCTTGCTTGCGGCCAAGAGTGAGTTCTCGATTCCTGTGGTGGAGGCTGCAAGGCCCTGATTGCCTGCTGTAGCGCCCAGACGCGCCCTTGAAGCCAGTTCCTCGGCGTCGGCTTGGGAGAGTCCTGAAAGCCCTGTCTGTTGCGCGTAGCCCCCAATGGTGGCGGCGGCGATTTGACGCTGGAGAAGCGGAAGTGCTTTTTGAGGGTTGAGCCAGTAGGCGGTCATTTCCTTCGGGCCGATTCCGTAATACTGCTGAAGAAGGGCCTTGGCCTCGGGGGTGGCGTTCTGCGCGGCGACGTAGCCGTCCGTCAAACGCTGCTGGAAGGTCGTCGGAGAGACGTTTCCCCTGATGAGATTGCCAATTTCCTGCTTGGAGAGGAACCCTTGGGGCAGCCCGTAGCGGTTTCCGAGGTCTTGGTAGGACTGAACGATCTGCTGGTACTGGGCTTCGGTCAGGTGTTCAGAACCGACCCCGTTGGTTGAATTGTGCTGAGCCAGTCCGGGAAAGGCGTTTTCGTACTCCTGATGCTGTGGACTCTTGCCATATCGGAGTTCGTTCAGAATCGTCGCGGCGGTAGCTCCGTGGTTGAAGATCTGGTCCTTGGCCCACGGAACGAGGTTGGAGAGTCCCCATTGGTAAAAGTCGCCTTGGATTGTGTCGTAGGCGCTGCCGATTCGATTGGCGGTGAGGTCCTGCTGGAGAACGCCGCTGGAACTGACGGTCGGCGGCGCGGTTCCTAATACTCCACCGGAGTTGATGTAGGCGACTTCCTGCGCGGTGATGTGACCGAGATGTCCACCAACCGACGGGACGGTTCCGAGGTCGTAGATGGTCTTGAGCGCCCCCGTGAGGGCCGTGCGCAGTTTGGTCGTGTTGTCCGCTGGGTTGATCCCGTAGTAGTTCAGGAAGGCGTTGTAGTACGCCGGATCTGATTGCTTCAGGGTCTTGATGTAGTCCGCGAACTTGGCCGCGCTCGGTGAACCGTTGGCGAAGTCCGCCGTGGTGAGTTGGCGTCCGTCGGTCAGGCTGCCGGGGAGATTGAACCGTGGCAGGTAGAGAGCGAATCCGCCTGCTGATTTTCCAGTTCCAGGGGGAGCGAGAACGGTCATTTTGGCCTACCCATCTGAGCGTGAAACTCTTGAGAGAACTTGTCTGCGATGTCGTGGGCCTGTTGCGTTCGGTCCCAGCCGTAGTTCGGGTGACTCATGATGTGCGCTCGGAAGTCCTCGTGGCTCATGGGAGTGGGGTTTCCTTTGGCGTCTCGTCCCCCGTGTAGAACGTGGCGGTCCTTTTCGTCTCCGAGAGGGTCGAAGTGCGCGTCGGGTCCGAGCATGGATTTCTTGATCTCGGCGTAGGGTTGGGCGATGTGGGCCGTGGCGATTCCGTTGTCAATGTGTTGCGCCCACGAGGGGTACATTCCCTTGGCCTGCTCCTTGAAGAAGTGCAAAACCGCTTCGTGCTTCGGCGGTTCTCCGTCAGGGTTGGCGATTTTGTGCGCCGAGTCGTCACTCAACGGGACCATGTAGTCGTGCGCCATCTGCTTGACCGTCGCGGTGGTGAGTGGCTTTGCTTCTTTGGGGTCGGTCATAGTCCTCCCTTGGTTCCGATCCGAGAAAGAACGCTGGTCAGAAAGTAACTCTGGGCCTTCAGCGCGGGGTTCTTGGCTTGCTCTTGACACCAATCGTAAAAGGTAGAACGGTCCTGCGCGGCTTCTGCTGCGGAGTCGTTCTTGATTCGCTGCTGCCAGATGTCTCCGTAGGCGATGAGTTGTTTGTAGATGTTCTTGTTGTCCGCCGATCCGAAAAGTGGTGTGGCCTTCGGGTCCTTTAGCATCGCCTTGATCTCGTTGTAAGCGTTGTACGACACGTTCTCTTTCTGCGTCGGGTTGATGACGCCGCCGAGTTTGCCCCACGTCGGGTTTGAATGCTTGGCGTAGGTGTCGGTCATGTTGGTGAGTTGGATTCGTCCGGTGTACGAGAGTCCGACTGAACCGTCCGAGTAGGTCTGCGAGTTGCCCGGTAGCGATTGGACGTAGGGCTTCAGGTAGTTGTAGTAGTAGTCGTTGCCGATTGCGACGAGGGTGGAGTCGAGGTACTCCTGTGGTGAGTCCATCTGGCGCAGGCCCATTGAGGTTTCTAGTTGATACGCAGCGGCGGAGTAGTTGCCGGTGGTTGGGACGAGGAACGCCGAGCCGTACTTGTATTTCTCCACGATGTTGCGGTAGTCGGTGAGAAACGACAGCGCCGCGTCGGTTTCGGGGTAGGTGACGTAATCGGTTGAGGTTTTGGTGATGAGGTCGAGAATGTGGCTGGGGTACTTCGCGGCGAACTCGTCGAGTCCTTGGGTCAAGGAATACTTGGGCGTTCCGTCCGCGTTCTTCTCTTTCAGAATCGCTTGGAGTTTTGGCTCTTGGCTGAAGCGTTGCATGGTCGAGATGGAGACGGGACTGACCATTCCCACTGCTGTTTTCGCAATGAACAGAGCGAGGGTCTGCGCGTGCATCTCGTCTAAGAACTGCTGGGCTTTGTCGTGGGTGTCGAAGTATTTGAGGAAGGCGTTGTCGGTGTTCGCTCTCACCAAGCCCACGATGGTTTCGTGGCTAAGGCCCATCTTCTCGTAGTCGGGCAGGTCAACTTTGTAGTTCTCGTCGTAGAGCTTCGCGTACAACTCTGAGGTCGTGGCTTTCATCACGGAGAGTTGCGTGGAGATAAGAGCAGCGTTCGGGATACCGAGGGTGTTGCCACTCAAGTTCAAGATGTTCCACAGCGCCGTATTCGGCAGAACATCGTGGCTGATCGGAGATGATGAGTCAACGGGTCCGAGGAAGTCGTTGATGACTTTCTTGACGAACTCATCGTTCTGAAAGAAGTGATCGCGGAACACCTTGAGGCTGATGCTGGGGATTGGTCCCCACGACGGGCGAAAGAACGTGCCGAGCATGGACGTTCCGGTTTGGCTTCCGGTTGGCGCAACGGTGTTGATGGAAGTCGGGCTACCAGCGAGTCCGACCTGTGGGGTCAAGTTGTGCCAGTTAAAAATGTTGGCGATGAGTCCGCTGAACACTTCAGAGCCAGGCAGGTAGACCGAAGTCGTCCCACCGTTGTTCGTGGCGATGGCGACTGCGTTAGTGAGAGCGAAGCACATCTTCGCGTACTTCTCGGCGGCGGCAGGGTTCTGTCCGACCAAGCGAAAGAAGCGACGGTAGGACTGGTTCTGGGCGAAGTAGAACGGGGCCAAGACCCTCATGTTGCGCTCGAAGATCAGACGGTCCTTCGGGTTGTGGACGAACTGGGCCATGTTCATCAGCGCGTTCGTCTCGGCTTTGGCTTCGGCCTGCTCTCTGGTCATTACGCCGATGTTGATGAGTGGTTCGAACTTTTCCATCTGAGTGTGGAACTCGTAGCCCCAGATCGGGTCACGCGAGAGGTTGTTCACGATGGGTCCGAGGATTCTTTGGTGGCCGAACTCGGACGCTTGCATGATGAGGTTCTTTGCTCCCCCAGCCCTCAGAGCGTGGTACGTCTCAAAACCAGCGGCAGGGATTCCGACCGGAGCCGACTCGCCCATCTGTTGAACTTCTTTGACGATTGACTGGATGGATTTCACGTCGTCCATGTTCGCGGCTTGCTTGATAAGCGAACCGTGGAACACGGGCTTTTGTAGTCCGTTGGCGTCTTGGGCGAGAGAGAAGCCCGAGACGTGGTGAACGGTGTCGTGCGCTAACGCCTCGGCCCAGTTCTCCAGTGCGTCCTGTGTGCCGTCTCTGCGAAGGGTGAGTTCGCTGCGACGAAGGTGTGCGAGTTGCGCTGGGGTCATGGACTTCAGTTGGCTCAACGCTCGTGCTTGGAGATCGTCCATCAGTTGCTTCTTGGCTTCAATGGAGTTGTAGGTCTTGGCTCCTTCACCGAGTACCAGTTCGTCCAACGCTGGCGGTGGGGTCTTCTCCTTCAACAGTTCACGAGTGAGTTTGGCGAACGCTGGCTTGTCGGCGCGTTGGCTCCACTCCAACTGTCCTGCGCCGTTCTCAAAGTATTCCTTGACGTGCTTGGTTGCCTGCGTCATGAACTTCTCGGGGTTCTCCTGCAAGCGTTGGTTGATGACGTTCATTCCGCGCTCACGGGTCTGCTCTAAGAGATGCTGGTAGAGAGGCTGTTTGATGGTGCTGTCGCCTTGGCGAAGTAGTGCTTCACGCAGTCCAACGGCGTAACCATTTTCGCCAAACGAAACAGGCTGGTAGTGACCGCTTCTCGTGCCTCGCAGGTAGCCAATGTTGCCACCCTTGTCCACGTTCAAGAACGGCTCACCGACGTTGTGCGCCACGCTGCCGTTGTAGACCGACTCTTGAGAGTGAATGTCCATTGGCATATAGCCCTTGTGACGCATGACCGTTGAGACGGTGTGGTCCATGTACCTCAGACGCTCGGCCTCGTCCATCCCGTTGAGTAGCGATTGTTCAATGCCTGTCAAAGAACCGGCCACCACGTCACGAATGATTCTCATTCCTCGCGCCGCGACGTTTTGAGATTTGACCAGCGCACTCGCCCCAGCCGGTACGTCTCTGACTGGTCCGAGAGTTCCCTTGCCCCAGAACGAGAACCCGAGGATGTTCTTCGTCCCACCTTCGCTGTGCGCGAACAGTCGGGAGTCGTCCACTAACTCGTGCTTGAGAATGGAGTTGGTGAGTTGGGATTGGAGCATATTGCCCCAGCCCATGCGGAATCCGTTGAGCAGGAGCTCGCTGATCGAGACTCGGATTGCCCAGCCGTTTGAGAGCAGCGCCAACGGGACGAAGACGCGAGACTGAGTGTTGTTGAGAAAGTCCGCCGTCATTTGCCAGTTGTTACGGTACGCAGGGTCCTTCTGTCGAGCGATTTGCATTTGGTCGGCGTACTTGGTGATGAACTCTTTTTGTGCCTCGCCGGTCAATCCTCGTTGCTCTGAGAGTTGACGGGCGTAGTCAATGAACTCTTGGCGTGAGAATGTTCCGGTGTCGGGGATTGCGGAGTTGAGCGCGGTGAAGATGTCCTTGTAGGCGTCACGCTGTCCGAGTAGTTGCTCGTAGTTTGTGGCTTGCGCCGCGACTGCGGTCTTGGGGTCAAGCGCCCAACGTTCGGTTGTAGCGAGTTGCTGATCCAACGCTTCGCTGCGTGACTTCGCGGTGTCGTAGAGCGCCAAGAACCGTTGCTCGTTGGTCATGTTTTTGTTCTTGAGCATCCCTGCCATCATCTCGGCGAGAGATTGAGTGACTTGATTGTGCGCTGCTAGGTGTTCGTCAGAGACAACGCCGAGTGCGGTGCGGTCTGCCAACACCTTTTGCCACATCGCGCGAACGGAGTTCATGTCCACGCCGGAGAAGCGAATGACCTGACTGAGTGCTTGGAAGTCGTCGGTGGCTTGGGTGATGTCTCTCGCGTCTTTGCTGGCGAGAATGGCTGCTTGGCGCATATTGCGTGCGAGGTTGCGGATGTCTCGCGCTCGCAACATATTCAACTGTCCGGTTTGGGTGTCGTCTATCGCTGCTCGGAGACGATCGTCAATGTTCTTTGGATCTCCGACCGTGGAGTAAAAGCCGTTGGCGTCGTTGGCGACGTAGGTTCCGTGCAGCCCCCCACCGTCGCGCCCGACAATGGTCATGACGTTCTTGAACACTTCGTCTTGGAAGGTCGGGCCGAGTAAATCAAGAGTGGTTCTAGGGAGTCCGGCGACACTCGCTCTGACAACTAAGTGCGTGATGATGTTGGTGTAGGCCCGTGTGTAGTCCATCGGGTCTTTCGCGTGCAAGAGATAGTCGCCAATGGTCTTAACTGTTTCGTTCGGCAACATTGTGAGTCGCGCCAAGTCCATGATCGGGGCGATGGCGTTGGGGTCACCTGGGGTGATGTGCAGCGATTCCAATTTGCCAGTGAGTGAGTCAACCCACATCGGAGTGTTGTAGAACTGACTGGCGAACTTTCTGCGGATGACTGAGCGCCAACGAACGTCGGCTGGCGCTGCGTAGTAGGCAGCGGAGTCGGGGCGAATGTCGTATTTGTTTTCGCTCATCTGGCGCTGAATGTCCTTCATGAACACCGCGTCAGTTCCGAGGACTTCACCAACGGTCATGAACTTCTTAGAGATGGTTCCCTTCAAGACTTGCTTGAACCCACTCCACAATCCGATCTTGGGCGAGTCCATGAGGACAATGCCCGAGCCGTCCGCGACTTTGCCCATTGTGTTAAGAACCTGTTTGTAGGCAGCGAAGACGGTGGGGAGATCTTGTGCTTTGCCGAGTTCTTTGGCGAGGTCTTCGGAGACTGTCCCACGAAACTGCGCGTAGATTTCCGCGGCGTTGTGAGTTGCCATGAACGCATACGCCTTTTGGACGGCGGGGTATTGACGTGCGGTTCGTTCAATGTCGTCGGCGCTTCTAATTCCAGTTCCGCCCCACCATCGCGAGAGTTGACCAGAGAAACCTTCAGCGCTCTTAGCGACTCCAGCGACGTGGAACGCAGCAGCGAAGGGGTCGGCTGCGAACGTCGTCAGGTAGATCGAGCCGAGGTCGGTTGCTGGTTTGTAGAACCAATCACTCGGATTCGCGCCGAGCATGGTGAGTGCTTCGGCCACGGCGTTGACGGGTTTGCCATCTGCGCCGATGACGGTTCCGTTGGCGGTCTGCGCCCAGAGGTTCGGGTCTTGGGCTTGGGCTTGCATCTCGGTTAGTCCGTAGATGGCGTTGTTCCTGACTGACAATGAAGGTCGGGCGAGAAAACGAGTGACGGTTCCGAGTGCGCGTAGAGGAACACCGAGAGTTCGTGCGGTCGCTGCGGTGCCTTGGAAGACTGGTCCGCGTGCAGCCTGTCGTGCTTTCTGCGCGGCTTTGATGCCGTCAAGTTCCTGTTGATTCTTGGCGAGACGTGCGGCCGCTTCGGCGGCTTGCGTGGTTTGTTCTTCGCTGAGAGTCTGTCCTGATTTGCTCGCGGCGTTCGCGGAGTCCACGATTGCTTGGTCACTCAGTTGAGCAGCCTCAGTCCCCTTCAACGCTGCGGTCGCGCCGTCAGTTACAACTCCGCCAATGAGTGCTGGTAGAAGTTGACCGGCGGTGTAACCGGCTCCGTGGCGTCGGTACATGGATTCTTCGTAGGTCAACATATGTTGAGGAAGGTTGATGAGGAACTGATTGTTTGCAGGGTTGACGTTCTCCGCGAGATTGGTTCCGGTCTTCCACAAATCTTTGTAGCCAGCGATTCCTCGGTCGCCAACTAATTCATCAGCCGAGGTTCCCACCCGTTGCGCGGTGTGCCAGAGAGTTTTGCCGAGGTCTTCAATGCTCGCGCTTGCGCCGTTGTTCACGTCCTTAGCAACAGAGCCGAGGGTGGAGAGTCCTTGACCTACGGTCTTGAAGATGTTGTTGCCCTTGACGTAACCAGTCGTCGGGACCGCGCCAGAGATAGAACTGGGCGAGGATGCTTTCACGACGGTTGGACCGCTGCCTGTAGAAACTGCGTCGGCCAATGCTCCTTGATGCGCGAACTGGTTGGTGGCCCACTTCAACGCGAGGGCGGTTTGTTCCGCGCTGACTCCGCCAGAGTTCGCCAGAGCAATGACGGCTTGGGGGTCCTTGCTGAGTGAAGGATTGGTGCGAACAATGGATTCGATCTTGTCTTGAAAGTTGTCGTTCAAGTCTCCGTAGGACTGTTGACCCGTGAACCCGTTGGTTGATTGTGGCCCTTGGTAGTCAGGAAGATTGGCTGGAGTTGCCATCTAGTAACCAATCGAACGGGCGGCGGCGGCGAGGTCTTGAATGGTTGACGAAGCGTTCGCACTCGCGGCTAAGGCGGAGAGTTGGTCGCTGACCTTCGGCGGTCCCACAGCGAGTGCTTCGGGTCCAGCGCCGGGGCCAAAGGGCATCCCGTGAGTGATGGGTCGTCCGTCAGTTGAGGGGTGGTCGAAAGGCAAAGAGCCAGGAGCAGGTCCAACTGGTGCTTGCGGTGCAGCGACTCCGTTGGCGTTGGGAGTTTGAGTTGGCACTTGAGTTTGCGGAAGCGGTACGGCCTCTTGAGCGGCACGTTGCTGTGCGGCGACTCCGTAACCCTGATTCGGCGCGGCGAGAACGGGCTGATGAAGGTTGAGGTCGGTGCGGTTGCCCGAGTTGTCGCCTTGGGCGAGTTGGCGTTGTCCGCCTCGGTTCTCGTTGGCCTTACGCGGCATTGACCGGAACCGCATTTCCCAGTGAGGCCGTCGGACTGCCGTTCATCGGGACGTTGGACTGGAGCATCGGAGCCATTGACTTACCCGCCGTTGAAGGGTGCGCTGCTGCTAAGAGGCTGGCGAGGTCCGGCGGTCCCTGTTGGCCTTGGGGCGCGGACTGAGGTTGGGTTGGGTCCATGCCGGGTTGAGCGCCGGGGGAGCCGGGCGCTTGCTGTTGGGCTTGGGCTTGGGCTGCTTGCTGCTTTTGCATATCGGCCTGAACCTTTTGCACGACTTCTTCAATCGGGTCGCCCTTCAGTCGTCCGGCGACAATCTGGGCGAGTTCGTGGGGAGCGAGTTGCCCCTGCGCTGCTTGCTGGTCAAGTGAGTCCATCAAGGATTTGCGAAGTTTCTCCACTTCGATCTGCTCAATTTCTCTGCGAGCGTCTTTGACCATCGGGTCAGCTTCCATCGCGGTCTGTTGAGACATCAGTCCACCGCCGTACTTCTGGGCGAGCATGATGGTTAGACCTTGCGCGTCAGTTCCCGGCATGGCGTACTCCACCTTGGAGTAGGTCAAAGTGAATAGATCGTTGGGGGTGTAGTCGCCCTTCTCGGTGATCTCTCCGTTGCGCGGAATGAAGAACATGGAAGGCTTGTCGCCGTAGTACGACTTCATGATGCGACAAGCGATTTCGTTCTCCTGCTCAAAAGAGTCCGCGAGGATTGTCTGGTCCTCTTGGATTCGTCCATCCACGGTCTGACCGAGAATGTCGGCTCCACGTCGTCCGGTTCGTACGTTGGTGCCTGATTCGCCCGACCAATCTGAAGGCACTCCACCGTTCGCTCGTTGGTTCGCTTCCAAGCGGTCCATGAGTTGCATCGCGTCTTGGGGGCCGGGGTTGTGGATGGTCTGAATCTGACCGTTGGTGACGACGCCGATCACGCCTTTTCGTCCGTCCGCGTGGGTTTCAATGTTCGGTCCACCAATAGCGTTCGGTGCGCCGACTAACCATTGGTCATTGAACACGTTGTCCACAATGGCAATGTTGGAAAGCGCCATCAACTTTGATTGCATCAGGTACATACCGAGCATCTGGTCAAACTGTCCGGCAATTCGGTCGAGGGTGATCCGTCCGCCGAAGACAACGGGGCAGATTCGAGCGACGTTCTCTAGACGCATCAACATTTCGCAGTCAGAGAAACCTACGAGGTTCGGGTCCTCGGCTCGCATGGAGCGTCCGGTGGGC